ACCACGAGTATCAATTCCAATGTCATCGTGGAACATTCTGGACCTCATCCTAGGGAACCAACAACTCCATTGTTGAAGAAGTTTCCGGAGGTTGATTTTGACGCCTCGAAAATGGATGGAAATGACACGGCCAACACGTACGTTCAAGCGGGGTACGTGGTGACCGCGAGTAGCCAAAATTCCGGCTCGGAGGTTTGGAGACTCTTCGACGATGGGGATTGGAACCAGGAAGCCATCAATAAATATACCACCGCATCATCTTTCCAATATAACCCCTCTTCAAATCCAAACTCTTTGGGGGATGTGTCGGGAGAATGGTTCAAGGTGAAGTTTCCGAGAAAAGTTATCATAAACAAATTTACACTCAACGTCGGTGACATTATCAACAACGGTCTCGCAGCCTTCAAAGTGTTGGGAAGTGACGACGACACGAATTGGACCGAGGTCAAGGATGTCAGTGGTTTGACCTCCGCGTCCTATACGACCGCGGCTCCCTTCGTGACCACCGTGGAATCTGTAAGTTCCGAGGCCTATAGATATTACGCGGTTGTCATCACACAACTTCTCGGCGTGAATCAAGTGACTATCCGTGAAGTCGAGTTCTACGGCTATGAGGAGGACCTTCCAGCTGGTGACACCTCCCTCGATACCACCTTCACCTCAATCCTAAACAGACCCCAAACGAGTGGTGTCAAAGTTTATGTGGATGGTGACACTCTCGATAACAAAGTGACTGGACCCACACCCACATCCACAGGTGCCACCTATGACTCCACCGGTAAATACTGGTCCATCACATCTAATGTGACCGTGGAGGCAAATACCTTCTTGGAGGGTGATGCCCCCCACTCCGTCTCCATGTGGTTCAATTCTTCCAATTTGGAGGCGAACGTTTCAAATACGTGCGTTTTTTCGGTGTCGGATCAGGAACACCTCAACTCTGAAAACCTCGACCTCCAATCCAATACATGGCACAACCTGACCTATGCGTACCAAGGTGAAGGTGGCTCCCGAGTAACCTACTTGGATGGACGTAAGGTCTCGGAAGACCAAGCTGAGGATACCTTCGGGGACTACCCACCGTTCGCGATGACGGGGTACTCACAAGGTGGGTATGTGGTGAGTTCGAATCATACAAGAAGTGGGTATTACCCATACGATGCTTTTGATAATGAAACTAACGACGATGACACGACATCGTCGCGGTGGTGGTCTTCTGCGGATGTTTTTAGTGGTTATGTATATAATGGTAGTACATCAGACCAATGTGGAACATTCCAAGGAGTGTATCTAAAATTGGAATTACCTTATAAGTTGATATGTAGTCATGTAAATCTTTGGCTTAGAGATTATAATAACGGAACTACACCTAATCCACAAAGTCCTAAAGACTTTAAAATTATCGGTAGTAATGATGATATTAATTGGGTTGAATTAAAAGATGAAGTAAGCTTTGTTGATACCGGTAATGTAGCTCACCCGGTTATCGTAAACGCTACAAAAGGATATAAATATTTAGCCATCGTTGTGACAAGGGTCAATAGTTCGACTCTCGTTAGTATAATGGACGTCGAATACTACGGCCACCGAGAGAACGACCTGGTTCGCCTTCCCGATCCCACCAACGTTCTCAAGTATCCGCATGTGAATTTCGGAAATGAACCTGCACGGAGAGGATACGTTATATCGGCGAGTGGTGAATATCAGGATGGCGCTGATTCCAATCATAGAATGTGGAGACCGTTCCAAAATTTATCTGGCGACGGTTCGTGGTTGACGGATGATAGCCCAGCAACTTTTGATAATGCCAGTCCGGATAGCGCCGCAACAAACGCCAATTCCTTAAGTGGAATAGTCGGGGTATCAGGTAGCCGTAATGGTCCATGGTTAAAATTAGAACTTCCTCATAAAATAAAGTTTTCGTATGCACATATCTATAAGCGTAATCATCCATCTTTAAATCCTGGAATTAAAACTGGATTTATATACGGGAGTAATGATGACTCTACTTGGACTACCATAGGTACCATAAACGAATCCTCTCCTTCATACACTGCCACAACACCTCTTATAGTTACAAGTACAGACACAACAAATGCTTACAAATATATAGTGATTCAGGTCACGTTAATGGACCAGCAGAATAGTGTATTCGGTTTAGGACAGCTGGAGTACTACGGCACAGAAGAGGCCACCTCCATCCCCATCCAAATCGGTGGCGGGAACATAGACCGCGTGGCCAACTTTAGGGTCTACGACAAGTTTATTGGGGAGGACCAAGCCCTCGAGATTTGGGATGCCCAAAAGGACACCTTCCGTGGAGTGAAGAACTCGATGACCCTCCACAAGGGTTACCTAGGCTTGGGGACCACGGAACCTGAGGGACGCCTCGCAATTCTCGATGAACCCCACAACTTGGAAGAGTTTCCTCCGAGGGCTATGACTGACTACGAGACATACTTTGAAGGTCATGGTGTGTTTAAGGCGAGTGCGAGTAGTGAATATACCACAACCCCGAGGTTAGCATGGAAAGCGTTCAACAAAAGTTCAGAAAATATAGACGACGGGTGGATGATTGGTGTCGCCGGATATGGTGGAGCAAGTTCTGGAACTGCTTCAGGAACTACACCTACTCATAACGGCACGGAGTTTTTAGGTGGGATTGGTGGCGAATGGATTTCCCTCGAGTTCCCGTATAAGGTTAAACTTAATGGATTAAAGATAACATCGTATTTCGATGGCACTTTTAGGGGTTTAAACGATGGGTTTTTACTCGGGCGTAATGATAAAAATTCTGAGTGGACACGAGTTTACGAAATCACAAATTTATACGCCGTCTATGGTGTAAGAGATACAGCTCAATTATCCGCTGAAATTAGTTTCACAAACGATACTTACTATAACGAATACGCGTTAATTGCAACGTCCACTACGGGTCATAGTAATTGGACGGCTATGGAACTCAAATATTTCGGCACCCGTGAGCAGCGCCAATCCGTCCTCCACGATGGCCAACTGACCCTCACCAAGAACCTCGACGTTCCCCGCATAGGTCCACCTCTAGACGCGGACGATACACCGAGGCGTGACCGGCTCGTGGTGGAATACAACACTTCGTCGAACCCCACGTTCGAGGGAGCTGTAAGGGACACGAGTGGGCGGGGGAATGATGGAGCTTTCTACGGTGGGGCGTCGTATAGTGCGACTGATAAGGCTTTAAAATTTACGAAAGCTGGTACAACTGTTTCTGGTACATCCACACAATGGACGGAAGTGTATATTGGAGATGGTTCATTTTTTAATAATCAGTTAGCGGTGAGTTTCTGGTCTAAAATTGACGAAAATGTTGATACATCAACCCATTATGCCGCTTTATTCGCCCTTGGTGATAGAAGTCAGAGTGGAGACAATACAGAATTTTCCATATTTTATAATCACGTGAGTCAAAGCAGAGAAGATTTTTTTGTTGCAACCGTCGGTGGATCCAATAATATAAATCTATATCATGACCCAGATGTTTCTATCGGTTTATGGTACCATCTGACTGCGACCTTTAATGGTTCCGAAGTGAAATTTTATGTAAATGGTTCATTAACTGGAACAGCTTCGTTAAATATTCTTAACATTCCTAAAACAAACTGTGTAGTACGACTTAATGGTGATGCCATAAGCGCAAATTCTACACACCAGGGTCAGGCCACGTCCCTCTCCAACTTCAAACTCTATGACGTCGCCCTCACCGCCCAAGAGGTCAAGACCCTCTACGATATGGGTAGACTGGGTAACGCCATCAAGACACCTTTACAAATTGAGGCACCTGTCGATATACGAGGAGATATCCGGTACATAACGAATATACGTCCACTCCCAAAACAAACTATGTGGGATCATGAATCGAACGGACATTTCACGAGAGGTATTTATCCCATAACAGGTACACAGGGTGGTTCGAAGGTGTATAACATGTTATGCGAACCTGATTGGTGTGGAGGTGGATGGATGTGTGCAGCACAACTTCCCAATGGTAAGGATGTCGTAACTACACCCGTTAATTTGTTTACAGCTGAATACGGTGATCCATCAAATCTTACATGGAGTAACGATTTCGCCGTTCCCATGAATATATTTTCGAATGACAGTGGCTACGATCTTGACGTCATGTTGGTATTACTCGGAGGAACGCAAGCTGGTAGAGCTGGTGCCGGTGGTGCTCGAAACGGAGGTATATATAGAGGTGTAAATCTCACACAAGCACTGAATACCGGCTGGCCCACGAATGGTGTGTATCCCGCGAATATAAGCACGAGTGGGTTAGCATCCAGTGCCGATGGGTATAATTTTGTTTCGAGAACGCCATCTGGGTATAACTTTCAGCCGTATAAAGCTAACGGTGGCTGGAGATTATCGTTCTCTTCCCTTGCTGGTAACGACATGGCGTATAATGATGCTGATATAAACACTATGGGGTGGTTAGTGCATACTGTTGGTAATGTTATACATTATACGTACTCGTATGTACATGGGGGAGGAGGTGCACAAAATCAATCTGGTGGAAATACAAGTTGGGCCGCAGTTAGATTCTTCGTGCGACCGAAACGATATTAATGTCTACGTATAACAAAAGATGGATAACGATATGCTCATGTACCAAATAAGGACACAGAGAGATAAGTTACTCGAAGAAACGGATAAGTACGCACTTCTCGATTGGCCACACACATCCCTCGTGAAACAAACCGAATGGCTCGACTACCGCCAAGCCCTCCGAGACCTCCCTTCCACCACCGAGGATCCCGCGAACCCCGTGTGGCCCGAGAAGCCACCTCTACCCAAGGGAGAAACTTTCACAAAAAACGTCATGGGTGAGATTGTACAAAATATAACTTTAATTGAAGCTCTGCAACACGAAGTCACCGAATTAGAACAAGAAAATAGACAACTTCGTACGAAAGTTACAAATTTAGAAAGGAAATCGACCGATCTCGAACTCGGTCTCATCGAATTGAGAAGACGTGTCGGCGCTTAAAAATAAACTCTCACTATAATATAAAATGTCTGGTGGTATCGCCCAACTCGTCGCTGTCGGTGCTCAGGATGTGCACCTCGTCGGCCAGCCCGAAGTCAGCTTTTTCCGTTCTACCTACAAGCGTCACACGAACTTCTCCCAAACTGTCGAGCGTCAGGTCATTCAGGGCAACGTCTCGAACAGTGGTATGTCCACCATTCGCTTTGAGCGCAAGGGTGATATGCTCAACTATGTGTACCTCATGCCCATCAAATCTGATGGCAGCCAATCGAACATTGTCCCCGACTGGACCACTGCCATCTCCAAGGTGGAGCTCCTCGTCGGTGGTCAGGTGATTGATGACCATGATTCCTTCTACTCGACTATGATCGCTCCCACCCTATCGGCCACTTCCTCTTCCAAGTCGGTCGCTGGTGACCTCTACGGTGGTTCCACTCACGAGCGTTTCTACCCCCTCCGCTTCGCTTTCTGTGAGAACTGGCAGACGGCTCTCCCCCTCATATCTCTCCAATACCACGATGTCGAGCTCCGCATCACTTGGGGAACTGGTGCTACTGAGTATAAGTGGGAGGTCTACGCCAACTACGCGTACCTCGACACCCAGGAGCGTGAGGTCTTCGCTTCTCAGCCTCAGAATATGCTCATCACCCAAGTTCAGAAAGCGATCGCTTCCAGTTCTAAGATCCAGGAACTCAACTTCAACCACCCTATCAAGTATCTCGCGGCGGCGAACACGAGTGCCGTGAACATCGTAACGGATACCAACAAGCTCAAGCTCCAGATCAACGGTACTGATGTCGCTGACTACAAATTCGGTAACCCCAACTTCACCTCGGTTCCCCTTTATTACCACACTTCCCATGGTAACTCGACCCCTAGTGCTAAGCTCTTCACTTATCCCTTCTGCCTCGACACTGGTAAGCTCCAGCCCACGGGTAATCTCAACTTCTCCCGCCTTGATTCGGCTCGTATCATCAGCGACACAGCTGTGAACACCGATGACATTTACGCCGTCAACTACAACGTTCTCCGTATTGAGAATGGTATGGGCGGTCTTTTATATTCTAACTAAATAATAACTATGTTTTGGAAGATTGTTTTCCTCCTTGCCATCGTTTTTGTATTGACGTACGATCCTAAGTCCAGGACACTCGAAAAGTTTGTCGGTCAGCCCACACCACCGACAGATAAGTCCTGTGAAAACACGCATTACGAAGCCGTTCAATTTGCTCAGTCGCCATATGAGTGTCCTATTCCAGGGAAAGCTATGATGGGTGCAATTGCTTAAAAAGAAAACACACCATAGAAATATATGATCCCCGTCAACCGTGACACTCTTATGATGATCGCCACTATTATATGTGCCGCTGGTATCATCTTTCTCTTCAAAGAACTCAACAAGACTAAAGATGAGTTGAACTCATTCAAGGACTTTTCGGTACAGGTCGTCAAACATTTGAAACCACCCACACCTGAACCTGTATCTGAACCAGTAAAGAAGGAAGAGACTAAAGAGGAAAAATCGAATGAATAAACATATCGCCTTATTATAACTTGCGAATGCGCAATGAAAAAGTACAAAGCGATAGCTGTACCGGTTAGCTTCGCCGATGGGAAACCACGATTTCTCACGGTGAGAGACTACCGGTTTAAAGATTGGATATTTGTCACAGGTGGTTGCAGGAGACGAGAAATTTTCAATCCCCTCCGTTGTGCTCTCAGGGAACTCGAGGAAGAGACTCGAGGTGTGGTTTCCCTAAAAAATGGTGAATACACTGAATTTAAGTTCACAGTTAGAGAGAGTTCCACAGTAGAACTCGAATACAATGTCTTTATATTTTTTGTAAATTTTTCAAGATCAGAACAACAAAATCAAATAAAGAAATTTTATGATGAAAAACATAAAACAAATTTGAAAAAAATTATGAAACAACCCATCAGAAAAACATATGATGAAAACGATTTTATGAGTTATGATACACTTGATGAATTTAACTCAAGAAAGCGTTGGAAACTCATAATCGATAATGTCATTAAGAATCCAAAATTTTACGCGTGTATAAGTTCTTTGAATAGAAAAACCTTTTCTATAAAATAATGAAGTCCAAAGCTTACATTTTAAGACAAGTCGCAGAACTCCTCGAAAAA